TTTAAATTTTAGATTGGCATTCAGGGAAGCTGGTTTTAAATTGTCTGGATGTTTGATTTGGGTGAAAGAGAGCCTTGTTTTGGGTCGATCTGATTATCAGTGGAGACATGAGCCTATTCTTTACGGGTGGAAAGAGGGCGCGGCTCACAGTTGGTTTGGTGGGCGAAAAAATACAACGGTTATGGAGAGTGATTATAAAAACTTCACAGTTCATAATGACGGGACTTTGGATATTGACATCGGCAACAATATTCTTCGTGTAACGGGGACGGATTTATGTGTCGAGGAAATTCTCCCAACAACCATCCGAGCAGAAAAACCAAAAAGAAGCGACAAGCATCCGACAATGAAGCCAGTCGGCCTTGTTTTGCAAATGCTTGAAAATTCCTCGAAGGTTGGCTCGTCTGTTCTTGACCTATTTGGCGGTTCTGGCTCCACGATGATTGCGTGTCAAAAAAGCGGACGTAAATCTTACCTGATGGAGTTCGACCCTAAATATGCAGATGTCATTGTAAAAAGATGGCAAGATTTCACGGGGAAGAAGGCCGTTCACGCAGAAAGTGGGGTTTCTTTTGATGAACTCATTTCTAAGAAATAAACATATAAACATATCTTTATATGTGCGGGGAGTATTGAATGGCATCTAATAGCACAGTCCCGCTTGCAACTATCGCCAAGCTTTTAGACCTGACCGAGCGTCGCGTCAACCAACTGGCGAAGGATGGTGTGTTGCCCAAGGCGGCTCGTGGCCGTTACGAGCTTGTCCCTGTTGTTCGCGCTTATATATCTTATTTGCGCGACAGGGCGGTTAACAGCGATGTCGGGCCGGACGATTACGCGGCACAGCGAACTCGCCTCACAAAAGCCAAAGCTGATATGGCTGAAATGGAAAAAGAACAGATGGCCAATAGCCTCATTCCCGCGTCTGATGTTGGCGACGCTTGGGAGACTATGGTTTCCAACATGAGAGCCAAAATGCTTTCTATACCAACAAAGGTCGCAACATCTGTCTTTGTTGCTGAAGATGTTTCGGAAACCAAGAGAATAATCAAGGAGCAGATAAATGAAAGCCTCGCGGAACTCTCGACGATACAAGTCAAAACCCATAACCCTATCAGGGCCACCGCCTCTGACGACGATAGCGACAAAAACGCTAAATCTACTCGCGCCGCCGCCGGAGATGAAGGTTAGCGATTGGGCTGACAACTACAGGCGTCTATCAGCAGAGGCTAGTGCCGAGGCCGGTCAATGGTCAACCGAGAGGGCTGAATATCAGCGAGGCATTATGGACGCCCTGTCCGATGAAAAGATTGAGAACGTCGTTGTGATGTCATCGGCGCAAGTTGGCAAGACTGAAATCATCCTAAACTTGATTGGCTATCATGTAGACCAAGACCCTTGCCCCATCTTGTGCGTTCAGCCAACACTCGACCAAGCGGCCACGTTTTCGAAGGATAGGGTCGCGCCCATGTTTCGAGACACGCCCAATCTAAAGGATAGGATTAAAGACCCGCGAAGCCGTGACGCCAAGAACACAACCTACCACAAGTCCTTCGAGGGTGGCCACCTGACACTGGTCGGCTCTAACAGTTCGAGTGGCCTTGCGTCCCGCCCAATTCGTCTTGTGCTATTTGATGAGATTGACAGATACACAACAACAGCAGAGGGCGACCCGATTGAACTGGCAAAGAAACGCGCGGCAACATTCTGGAACCGCAAGTTCGTGATGGTAAGCACCCCGACTGTGAAGGGCCATTCCCGCATTGAGGCAGAGTTTGAAAAATCTGACAAACGCGAATATCATGTTCCCTGTGCCGATTGTGGCCACTCACAAGTAATGCGCTGGTCGAATGTTCATTGGGAGCAGGATAAACCAGAAACAGCGCACTATGCTTGCATTGAGTGCGGTTCGGTATGGGATGATGCGGCTCGCTTTCGAGCAATACGCAGGGGAGAGTGGTTAGCCACCGAGCCACTCGTCGGGACGGCGGGTTTCCGACTTTCTGGTTTATGTAGTCCGTGGTCGCCACTCGAAGGAATGGTGCGCGACTTTTTACAGGCCAAGAAACTACCAGAGACGTTGCGTGTATTCGTCAACGTTACCCTTGGCGAGACATGGGAAGAAGAAGGCGAGACCGTCGCGGAGATGGAGATTGCTAACCACCGCGAGGAATACGGCGACAAGTTGCCGGACGAAATCGTGTTCTTGACTGCTGGGGCTGACGTGCAAGACGACAGGCTTGAGGTTGAAATCCTCGGTCACGCTCGTGACTCCGAAACCTACTCAGTGGCTTACCACACCTTATACGGCGACCCTGCTTCGGCGGCTGTCTGGAATGACCTCGACGGGATACTGTCGCTTGAGTATCAAACATACGACGGCAGAAGCCTTGGCATAAAAGCGACGGCAGTTGACTCTGGCGGGCATCACACTCAGGCGGTGTATAAATACTGCAAGCCCAGAGTTTCCAAGCGCGTGTTCGCAATTAAGGGTGTCGGCGGCGAAGGCAAAGCCCCTGTTGGTCGGCCCAGCACCAATAACAACCTGAAGTGCAAGCTGTTCCCTGTCGGCGTCGATACAATCAAAGAGATGGTGTATTCACACTTGCGAATAAAAGAGGAAGGTGCTGGCTATTGCCACTTCCCCGCCTCTTACCCTGACGAGTATTTCAAGCAGTTGACCGCCGAGAAGGTTGTCAGAAAATACCACAAAGGGTTTCACAAGCGAGAATGGGTAAAAACACGCGCCAGAAACGAAGCACTCGACTGTCGTGTTTATGCGTTGGCGGCATTGTCAATCGTCAATGTCAATGTTAATATAATTGCACAACGGTCTGCGTCTGCTAAGACAGAGACCGATGGTGAGGCTAAACCTACCAAGAAAGTTCGGCGCAATATGCCGAAGCGAGACGGTGGATTTGTAAATGGATGGCGTTGATGGCGACTAAATCGAAAGTGGATGGGCCGCGTATCAAACAGAAAATACGCCGGAAAGGTCGTCACGCTAAAACCGTGAAGGCAAGAGATAAGAAACAATCGTTCTTCACGCAAGGAGCAGTCCGTGGCTAATTTATTCGACCCAGCAAATGCACCGACCGGCGTCCCGACTAACATAGTTGTCGGTGACTTTGTCCAGTTTAAGATTACTGAATACTCAGAAGATTATCCCAACACCGCCTATACGATGACATTCTTGGCTCGTAGTGCCACTGGCAACAGCACTGAGATTACGTTCGACGCCACGGCGTCTGGTGATGATTATCTTTTCTCTGTTGGCAGTAGCACGTCAGAAAACTTTGACGTTGGTCATTTTCACTATCAGTTAGAGATTAAACGCAACAGCGACAATGAGCGTCTAATTGTTGACCGTGGCGAAATAGATATTCTCACTGACCTAGACAACAACATCGACCCAAGAACTCACGCCGAGATTATGCTAGGCAAGATTGAAGGACTGTTGGAAGGTAAGGCTGATGCTGATGTCTCCAGTTACTCTATCAACAACAGGTCTCTTACCAAGCTGTCGCCAGACGAGCTTGTCGAATGGCGTGACTATTACCGCCGAGAGGTTGCAGACCAGAAGCGGCAAGAGTCAATCACGCACGGACGCAAGACTAGCGCAACAATCCTGATGAGGTTTTAATAATGGCACTATTCGACAACATCTTTGGTCGCAAGCCCAAGGCGAACAACCGTCTGAAACTGCCCAAGCAGTTCCGTTCATACGCTGGCGCAAATCAGGGCCGACTGTTTGCTGACTTTCTGACAAGCAATTCGTCAGCCGACCAAGAACTGAACAACTCATTGCCGACGCTTCGCAACCGAAGCCGAGACCTTGCAAGAAACAACGAATACGCCAAACGCTTTCTAAACCTGATTAAAACGAACGTAGTGGGTGAGAAGGGCTTTAGCCTACAGGTTCGCGCTCGCAACGCTGACCGTTCTCTTGACTCGGCTGGCAACGCAATCCTTGAAAATGCTTGGACTGCTTGGGGCCGTATGGGCAACTGCGAAGTCTCTGGTCGTATGTCTTGGCTGGACTGCCAGCGTTATGTTGCCGAGACGATGGCCCGCGATGGCGAGGTGTTTATCAAAAAGGTCAAGGGCAATCAATACCGCGACGGGTTCGCCATTCAGTTCATCGAAGGTGAGATGGTTGACCACGACAAGAATGGGCGCGGCAAAAACGGCAACGAAATCCGCATGGGTATTGAGGTCGATGAGACCGGCCGCCCTGTGGCCTATCACGTCAAGACGCGCCACCCAAATGACATCGCCCTTGCAACTAACCGCAATGAGCGCGTCACTGTCCGCGTTCCTGCCGACCAAATGATACACGTTTTTGTGCAACAGCGTATGCACCAGACTCGTGGCGAACCTATGATGGCTCCAGTTATTGCTGGCCTGAAAATGTTGGGTGGATACCGAGAAGCTGAGTTGGTTGCGGCCCGTGCGGCGGCGGCAAAGTTTGGCGTCATCACAACACCGTCTGGCGATGAGTTCATTGGTGACGATGAGACCGACGAAGGTGTGCCGATTGTGGACATGGAGCCGGGTTCTTACAGCCAACTCCCTGCTGGCTTTGACTTCAAGATGATTGACGCCACGCACCCAACAACAGCCTTCGATAGTTTTGAGAAAGCTGTCTTGCGCGGTATTGCCTCTGGCTTGAACGTGAGCTACACCAGCCTGTCGAATGACCTCACTGGTGTCTCTTATTCTTCAATCCGCCAAGGCACAATCGAAGAACGCGACCACTACAAAATGCTTCAGTCGTTTTTGATTGAGCATTTCTGCCAGACCGTATTCCGCGCTTGGCTCGATAGTGCGCTGGACTTTGGCGCGGTTCCAATCCCAGCCACGAAGTATGACAAGTTTGCGGACAACGCTATGTTCCGAGGTCGTGGCTTCGCATGGGTTGACCCACTTAAAGAAATCAACGCCTCTGTCACGGCTATCAACAACGGACTGTTGAGCATGAGCGATGTCGCCGCCAACTACGGGCGCGACGTTGAGGACTTGTTCTCGCAAATTCAAAGCGACAAAGAGATGGCCGAGCGTTATGGTCTGTCCATGGCTTTCGAGCCGTTTGGTGCTAAACAACCAGCCGAAGCAGAAGTAAGTGGCGAATCAGAGGGTGAAGATGGCGACGTATAAACCCACAGACGGAATGATTACAGCCGCCAAGCGCGCGCTTGAGTGGCGTCGTGAATATGGTCGCGGTGGCACAGCAGTCGGTGTTGCTCGTGCGCGTGACATCTCGAATGGCAAGCGGTTGTCTGAGGACACCGTCAAGCGGATGCACAGCTATTTCAGCAGACACGAAACCAACAAGGCCAAGCACTACGACGCCAAAGAGAACGATGGCGGGCCTACTGCTTGGCGGGTCGCGTGGGATTTGTGGGGCGGCACAGCAGGGCAAACATGGTCAAAAGGCATAACCGACTTGTTGAAGAAAGAAGAAGAACGGGCCGAAAGAGCATTGAAAGACTTACCTGAAAACACGCAGGAAGCACTCCGCACGAAGGCGAAAGAACACAACGAAGAAGTAAACAACGCAAAAACCAAAAGCACAACAGCCGGAACGCTTGCCGAAGTTTACGACAGAGGCATCGGCGCGGCGGCAACTGCTGGTATCTCTCGCCCTAGTGTTAAGACCCCACAACAGTGGGCAATGGCCAGAGTTAACAACTTTTTGACCGTGTTGAGAACGGGACGCTATAAGTCTGGAAAACACGACACAGATTTGCTACCATTAGGACATCCAATGTCTAGCAAAGAACGCTCAAGCATTGAAACTATGAAAACGGAAAGTGAGAACATGACTGACCTTGTAGAAAACAACGAAGAAGTCGTTGAAGAAATCATCGAAGTGAGCGAGACGCAAGAGCGTCACGTTGTTGCCGTTGAAGAAACTGACGAGACAGTGACGGTCACTTTTGAGAAGCACCACGACGAAGCTGAAGTCGAGACTGAAGAAGTCGAAGCTGAAGAAGTCGAAGCCGAAGAAGCCGAAGAAGTTGAGATGGAGACATCCAGCTACGACGAAGAAGAACGCTTCTCTCCTACTGAAATTCAGCATCGTGCTACTGACATGAGCAGTGGCGCGATTGATGAGGAAACACGCCGAGTTAAAATTGCAGTCTCCAGCGAAGAACCTGTTGAGCGCAACTTCGGCAAAGAAATTCTCGACCACACTGAAAAGAGCGTGGACTTGTCATTCTTGAAGTCAGGCCGTGCGCCACTTCTGCTTGACCATGACCCACGCCAACAAATCGGCGTTGTTGAGGATGTAACTCTCGATGGTTCGTCTCGCGTGTTGCGGGCAACAGTTCGGTTCGGCAAGAACGGAATGGCTAAAGAGGTGTTTGATGACGTTACGGATGGCATCCGTGCGAATATCAGCGTTGGCTACTCAGTCAACAAAATGGAGCGAGAGGGCGAGGATAGCTACCGCGTCAAATCTTGGTCTCCGATGGAAGTATCTGTAGTGAGCATCCCTGCTGACCAGTCGGTTGGCGTTGGCCGCTCTAAGGATATTTCACCTGAACCCCAAACTGAAACTATCGAAATCAAGGAGACACAAATGTCTGACATCGATATCAATGTTGTCGCAGACGAAGCTCGTTCTGCTCGCAACAAAGAAGTCGCCGCAATCATTGAATTGGGCGCAAAACATCAGCGTAGCGATATCGCTACCAAAGCTGTTGCCGAAAACAAATCACTTGACCAGTTCCGTGGTGAACTGCTCGAAGTAATTGGCGACAAGCCTCTCGAAACTGCCGAAGTTGGTCTGAGCAAAGACGAAGTCCGTGACTTCAGCGTAATGCGCGCAATCCGTGCAATGGCCAACCCATCAGACCGTCAGGCTCAAGAAGAAGCCCGTTTTGAGATGGAAGTGTCAGAAGCCGCACAACGCGCAACTGGTCGCTCTGCTCGTGGCGTAATGCTTCCAACCGAAGTTCTGCGCTCTTGGGCCAAACGTGACGTAAACACCTCCGATGATTCAGCCCTGATTGCTGAAGACTTCCGTGGCGGTGATTTCGTTGACGTTCTTCGCAACGCTTCTAGCGTAATGGCCGCCGGCGCAACCGTTCTTAACGGTCTGCAAGGCGACGTTGTAATCCCGAAAAAATCAGCCGCTTCGACTGCTGGTTGGATTGCAACAGAAGGTGCGGCATCTGCTGAGAGCGAGCCTACCTTCGGTCAAATCACAATGTCACCAAAAGTAGTTGGCGCACACACTCAGATTACACGTCTGATGATGCAACAGTCTTCTTTGGACATTGAGAACCTCATCCGTAACGACCTTGCTCAAGGCATCGCCCTGTCAATCGACGCTGGCGCATTGTCCGGCTCTGGTTCTTCCGGTCAGCCTACAGGTATCAGCGCAACGTCTGGCATCAACACGCCAACAAACTTTGCCGCCGCTACCCCAACCTTCGCAGAAGTTGTTGCAATGGAAACTGCCGTTGCTGAAGACAACGCTCTGTTGGGCAACTTGGCTTACATCCTGCCAGCCTCCATGTATGGTGCGCTGAAAACAGCACTGAAAGACGCTGGCTCGGGTCAGTTCGTAGTTGGCCCAGACGGTCAAATCAATGGTTATAACGCCATTGTTTCGAACCAAGTCACTGCTGGCGATTTGTTCTTTGGAAATTTCCAAGATTGCCTCGTTGGTCTTTATGGTGGATTAGACATCGTTGTTGACCCATACAGCAACAGCACAAGCGGCACAGTCAACGTGACTGCACTGCAAACTGTTGACGTTGCTGTTCGTCACGCTGTGAGCTTCGCTTACAACAACGACGGTGCGTAAGCACTAAATAGTGATGGAGAGAGGTGACCCCTAACACCTCTCTCCTGACCTTTTTTACATAAGGTGGAAATATGTTTTATTTAGTATTGAAGAACACAGTAGCTGGCGGCAAACGAGTGCAAGCTGGCGAAGTTATCGAGATTTCCGACACGAACGAAAGCAGTTCGCTTGTCGCAATGGGTCGCGTAGAAGCAACATCTGCTCCGCAACCAAAAGCTAAACCAGCCCCTAAGAAGGCGAAAAAAGTGACCAATCGTGCGGTCACTGATGTAGATTTCCAAGAGGCCGATTAATGGCTGTAGAGACCGCGACAGAACTTGCAATCTTTTTCGAGACTGACGACTTCGCGGTCGATGCGACCTATACACCTGTAGGTGGCGCGTCCTCGACCGTCAAAGGCATCTTTGATAGTGAGTATCTGGAGATGGAAAGCGGTGGCTCTGTTGCTTTCGCAATCAACCAGCCTCGTTTTGTCTGCGCCACGTCTGACGTGTCTACTGCCGCAGAGGGCGACGCGATTGTAATTTCAGCAACGGACTACAAGATTGTGGTCGTGCAGGATGATGGAACTGGCACAACGACGCTGGTTCTTGAGGAGCAATAATGGCGCACGTTAGAAAGACAATCAGGGACAATGTGGTCACGACTTTGACCGGACTGACCACCACTGGCGCGAGGATTTTTCCGACGCGCTTTTACCCGTTGGCCGATGCCAAAGTCCCAAGCCTCTGTGTCTACACAAACTCAGAGGACACTGAGTATTCTACTGTCACGCGACCACGCACTCAGGTCAGAACCTTAGAGGTTATGGTTGAGGCTTATGTGAAAGCCACAGAGGATTTAGACGACACACTCGACACGATTGCGGTTGAGATTGAGGAAGCATTGGCGACAGATGTGACCAGAGGCGGTAACGCCAAGGACACACAAGTCGTATCTTTCGAGTCTACTTACGCCGCAGAGGGAGACCAGCCTGTCGGTGTTGGCCGATTTACGGTTCAGGTCTTGTATGCTACACTTGAAAACGACGTTGAAACTCCGACATAGGATGATATGATGGCGAAGCGAATTACAGTTTACAAAGGTTCAAGCACGATGGAAGTCTGGGAAGACAAAGTCGAGAGCCTTGTGAAGAAGGGTTGGTCTACAGAGAAAGCCAAACCAAAAGCCGAGGTGAAGGCTAAATCACCGAAACCCGAAGCAACCAAAACCAATGAGGCATAATCATGGCAACACACACAGGTAGCGAAGGAACGGTAAAAATTGGCTCAGATACTTTGGGCGAAATCCGTTCTTACACAATCGAAAGCTCTGGCGAGACTATCGAGGACACAACAATCGGAGACGCGGCGCGGACTTATAAAGCAGGTCTGACCACTTTCTCCGCGACGTTTGAGGTTTACTTTGACGAGACAGATACGGCGCAAGGTGCTGTGGACTCTGGTGCGTCTGTAACATTCTCAGTCTATCCAGAAGGCGCAGAAGCTGGCGACACCTATTACACAGGTTCAGGCATCGTCACTGGCCGTTCAATCACTGCGTCATTCGACGGAATGGTTGAAATGTCTTTGAGCATCCAAGGTTCAGGCGCACTGACTGAAACAACTGTTTAACATCTAACGGACAAGGGGTGGCACTATGTCTGCATTTGGTGAGCGCATAAGCGCAAAGACAAACAGCAACACAAAGCGTGTTGAGGTTGAACAATGGGGTGACGAAAACGAGCCGATGGTTCTTTTCGCCACCCCACTTAACTGCGGTGAGTTTGGAAAAATTCAACGCAAGCATCCTGATTTTCTAAGCAACATGACCATCGAGGCTCTTGTGGATTTGATTATCCTCAAGGCGATGGACTCCGAAGGCAACAAGGCATTTGACATTGGCGACAAGCCCGTTCTGATGCGCCAATCGGTCTCCACTGTCTCGGAAGTTGCTGGGCAACTGATGGGCGATATGTCCGAGGTTGACGAGGTAAAAAAGGACTAAGCGATGACCGCCTGATGGTTATCGCTCTCGCTGACCGCCTTGGTAAGACCATTGGCGAAATCGAAGAAATGCCCTACAATGAACTCATTGAATGGGTTGCATACTTGGAGCATATAGCTGATGGCCGACCAGAAACTTAATATCGTATTAAGAGCATTTGACAAAACCCGCGCTGGTTTTGCTGGTGTTCGTCGCGGACTAGATGGCGTCAAAAAATCAGTTTTCAGCGTTAAGGGCGCACTGGTAGGACTCGGTTCTGGCGCGGCCCTGAAGGCCATGGCGTCCAACATCGACGAATTGGCAAAGCAGTCTGCTCGCTTGGGCATCACGGTCAACCAGCTACAAACGCTTCAGTTTGCGGCCTCTCAATCCGGCACTGGCGCGGCAGAATTATCCAAGGGCTTTGAAAAGTTCAACAAGTCAATATCCGAGGCATCGACTGGCCTCGGCACTAGCGTCAAGGCTTTTGACGCCCTCGGCGTAACTCTCACAAACAATGATGGTTCTCTGAAGACTACCGACGAACTCTTGAACGAGGTCGCCGATGGGTTCACTAACATCGAAAACCCAGCAGACCGCGTTCGCTTTGCGATGGACTTGTTTGGTCGCTCTGGTGCTGGCATGGTCAATATGTTGCAGGAAGGTTCTGAGGAACTCAAGAAAACGAGGGAAGAATACAACAAGCTGACTTTCGCGCTTTCTGGTGAGGACGCCAAGAAGGTCGAAGAAGCCAATGACCTATTTGATAAACTGAAAAGAACACTCGGCTCCATCGCGCAACAAATAACTGTTGCAGTCCTACCAGCAATGGCGAGTCTTGGTAAAGCTCTGCTTCAGAACGTCTTGACCAAAGTGGCCAATACTATTCAGGGGCTTAGTCTGCTAAAAGTTGCATTTGCCGAGTTTTTCAACGCAACCCTAGCCCAGCTTCCGGGATTTTCTGAAATGTCTGAGGAGGCGTTTGGCGAAGCGACGGTTGCTCGGTTAAGAGAGGTTGCGTCGGCTTATAACGAAGTGACTGTCAACGTCGAGGAAATAGGTGTCAAAGCAAAAGGGGCTGGTGAAGAAATCACAAGATTGCAGACCCCTCTTGAGCAAGCGGTGGGCAAGCTAAAAGATTTCTCTGACTCCTCTAAGGAGTTGAAAGCGAACTTGGCTGAAGCCGCGTTGAACGGGCTGGGGCATCTTGAAGACGGTATCATGAGTATCATCGATGGAACCAAATCCGCGAAGGACGCCTTCAAAGACATGGCCCGTAGCATCGTCAACGACTTGCTAAAAATTGCCATTCAAAAAAGCATCACAGGCCCGCTTGCTGGAGCTTTAGGCGGGTTCGTTGGCGGCGGCAAAGCAATCGGTGGTGCTGTTCAGGCTGGCGGCAGTTACCTCGTGGGCGAGCGTGGCCCAGAAATCCTGACTATGGGAACAAGGGGCGGGCATATCATTCCGAACAACCAAGTCTCTAGCGGAGGTGGCGTTGTCATCAATCAAAGCATCAACATATCGACTGGTGTGGCGCAAACTGTTCGCACTGAAATCGCACAGCTAATGCCGCAAATCACTCAAGCATCCAAGGCGGCGGTCATCGACGCCCAGCGTCGCGGCTCAATGTAAGGTTAACCAATGGCAATTTCTTATCCGATAAACCTACCGACCGTCTCTGGCGTCCAGTCTATCAACCTGCGCGCGAGAAGCTCTGTTGGCATCTCTCGCTCTCCTTTCACATTCAAGGAGCAGGTTTTCTCACATGGCGGTCAAATGTTTGAGGCTGAAATAACCCTGCCATCTATGACCCGCGCAGAGGGTGAGGAGTGGGTGTCGTTTTTGATTAAGCTCAAGGGTATGCAGGGAACTTTCCTTCTCGGAGACCCCGCCTGTGCGACGCCTAGAGGCTCTGCAAGCACTACGGCGGGAACACCTGTCGTCAATGGTGGCAGTCAAACTGGCGACAGCCTTTCCGTGTCTGGTCTGCCGACTAGCGTG